CAGTATCTGTAAATGACACAGATCCTAATCTATAATGATCTGCAGGTAAATTAAAAACGCCTCCTGATGTATGTGTCAGTGAAGCGTTCTTTTTAAATACTTCTAGTTTTTCATCGGTGTTAACTACTTTATCTGCATAATCATAATCTGTTTGAGGCTGTCTAAGTTCTTGATTAAGATCATCAAAATATCTTTCAAATATTTCACGCTGTACTTGACTACCTATTTTATTAAATTCTTCAGGTGTTAAATAACCTCTTTGCTCTTTATTTAAAATAAGTAATACAGTACGATATACTTCATTAACTCCTATCATATTTTATATTTTAAAAAGAGGCCGGCAATCCCGGCCCCTAGTGATTATAATCACTTGTTATTTTAGCTTTTTATCTATAGACTTATAAACTTCTACACCTTCATCTGTTTTAAACCAAGCAGCCATAGCTGAGTATGGGTTTTCATCAAATGGTACTGTCATAAGTTTCTTACCATTAGTAGCCCAAGTAAATGTTCTTTGATCAGAAGATAATTTTATTATACTAGCTTCAGTTGCTCTAATAGCAAAATTCCTTAACATAACATTTTCATCTTCAGCAAGATCTAAAAATAAAGCTGGATTTCTTTTTGCAAATAAAAGCAAATCTCTTTTTAATTCTTTTGAACTTAAACCAGAAACTTTAGATCCAAACTCAACTCTTAATATAGCTTCTGCATGATCTATCTCCATGTCATAAGCAACATTCATTGCTGCTACTTCAAGTTCTAGTTTATCAAATTGATCTTCAGCTACAACAACCTTATCATGTTCAGCAAATACTAAATCTCTGTGAGGATGTTTTATTAAAAACTCTTGTAAATTTCTTTTTTCTTTTGGCACCATTAAGTGTCCATTTTTAAATACAATATGCTTTAAAGTTACATTACCTTCTTGCTCATCTACAAAAATACTTTTATGATTTGTAGCATATCGTAATTCTCTTTCATATCCTAGTTCTGGATCAAACCAAACTAATGGATATCTTCTTGAATGTTTACTTGGTAGAGTATATGTTAAAGGCATTTTATTTCCTTTTAAATAATAATTTCTATCTTTATATTCCCAAGTGTCTACACTCTTTTTTTCTTTTGTTTTTGTTTCCATAATATAATATAATATAAGTTAAAAAAGTCCCCTGCTGAAACAGGGGATTATTGTTTTTTTGTTTTAATTTAATTCTAAAACTACTTGAGCTGGTGTAACACCTTCTGGTAAATATGGATTTAAAAACACATCACTTGTAGACGTAATAGCATCTCTACAAGCAGCAGAAACAGCGGCAGCTGTTAATTGCTCATTAGAACTAGTTATGCCGTTAAATGTAATTCTAAATCTATTTGGATTGGTACCACCTGCATCAGTACCCGGTTGAAGTAAATCAATTTCAACAGAGTTAGTACTTGATGATTGGGGATCTGTGCATCCATAATCATCCAATGGAACGTTAACTGTTGCTTGACCTTCGTCAATATCCGCAGCTGTTAAAGTTATAACAATAGGCGCAGTCCACGTACTTTCCCCTGCTCCACCTGAAGCAGAAACTGGAACAGTTATTGTGTCTCCTACTTTGTAGTTGTTTCCAACTGCTGTTGTATCCAGCTGCAAAATCATCCCACCAACATTTTGTATTGATAATGCTACTCCTGTTCCATTACCAGATGTAGTTAAATCACCTGCTGCTACAGCTGTTGGTGTACCACTTCCTAAAGTACCACCACCTGTTGCTGAAGCATATAAGTCTCTACCTGATGGAATCAATCCAGCTCCATCGGTAGTCATTCTTAAGTATATACTCATAATTTTTATTTTTAAGCTGTTGGTAAATTTTCTTGTGAAATAAATATATTTCCGCCTCCCCATATTTCTCCACCATCAGAGTTAGGAATAGTTACAGTTTCACAACTTCCAGGATTATTATTAGCGCGTATAACATACCCCCAGAGTATTTTATTAACATCTATTCCTGCAGTTGACATATTCCAATTTATTGTTGCTACCATACATTTAGTATCGTTAGATCCAGGAATATTGTAATATATTTTTTGTGTAAAAGCTCCATTAGCTTCTATTCTAAATACATTTTCAACAACTAAAGAAAATAATCTAAATTTATTAGCGCCTTCACCATCAGTATTTTCTTGTTTGAACTGTATAATTGCTTTTGTCTTCATAATTTATATTATTTAAAAGATTAATAAGTGGAGAGCGCCAGCCCTCCACTTTTATATAAATATTAAGCTCCTTTAAATAACACGAAGTTATTAGCAGCTTGTACAACTAAACATCTTTCAGACAAGAAATTAACTCTCATAGCATCAAGATCAGAAGTGTAAGCACCACCTACAGATCCTGTGATCCAAGACTTATATCTTCTATCTTCAGTTTCAGAAGCTCTATATCTTACGTGTAAGAAAGGTCGTCTGATGTTAGCACCTAACATTTGGTCATACACAGTTGTAGTACCAGCAGGTATTAACACACCGTCGATAGCTTTAGATAATCCTCTAGTAGAGATATCATTAAGATATTTCCAATCAGTTTTATAGAAGTCATAAGAACCTCTTCTAAAACCAGAGAATCCAAAGTTCATTGCCATGTCAGCTTCGTTATCGAATAAACCATAAGAAGCAGCACTAGTAGAAGCATAACCTCCACCTGCTTGAGCAGCAATCATGTCGTCAAAATCAAGAGCAGTTTCTCTAGATAAGAAAAGCATGTTTTCTTCAATAGCACCTTGCTTGTCTAATTGTTTAAGGATTTCATCAAAATCACCTAAAGCACCAGAACCAGGGGCAGCAGCACCAGCAAAGCCAGAATATACATTACCTCTATTTTCTATAGCTTCAAATAAACCTTCAGAACCTTTAACATTAGCAGTAATAGCACCACCACCAACAGCTCCATAATTAAAAGCAGTATCAGTAGCAGCTCGTGAACCACCGTTAGGATCATACTTAACAGCTTCAACCATTGCCATTTCTAAGTAATCGTCAAATCTTAGTCTAGTTTCAGATTCAGATTTTAGATACCATAAGTATCCTGATGTACCATCTTCAGTAGCAACTTCAACCCAACCGATCTGAGCAGTGTCAGAACCATTAATCTCAAAGTTATCTTTTAAAATAATTGGAGAATTAGAATACTGAGTGAACTGTGGCTGAATAGTAGCATCCATACCTGTTGAACCTTTACCATATTCAGAACCATATACGAAACAAGCAGATAAATTTGCTCCAGCTAAAGCAGGATCAATAGTATTAGTTTCATAAATAGTACAATCTAAAACATCATTTAATGTTCCAGAAGAACTAGTAACTGCTTGTACAAGCATTTTTTGTGTTACAAGACCAGTAGCTCTATCAGAAAGTAAAATTGTTTGACCAACTCTTACAGCACCGTTAGGAGCGTCAGCACCAACAGTAGATGTACTTAAATCTAAAGTTACTAATACATCAAATGTAGCACCAGCAGCAGTAACATTTGTACAGTTTCTATAAGCAACGTGTAATCTATTTTGTTCAGACCAAATAACTTGATCAGATGTCATAGGCATTTCAGCGCCTACCATTCTTAAAAATCCAGATAAAGTTCTATTACCATATCTTTCAACCTCCTGCTCATATAACTCAGGAAGATATTGCTGCGCAAAATCATTTCCAGACCCATCATTAAACGCTAAATAGTTATCGTTTAAAGCAAGTCTTTTTTGTGCAGGCTTTAATGACGCGGGAAAACTCCCACCTGTTACAAAACTCATTTTAATTTATTTTTATTTTGTTCTTTTTTTAATTTTCAACTTAGAGGTATCTTGACCATTTATTGCTCTAACTTTAAATCCACCAACAAAAATATCTCCGCCTGCAGCATTGCGAGCTTCCATATTTATATTTTTAGATTTAGCGTTAATATCTCTAATAGCGTCGGCTTTACCTTGCTCATAGAAATGTTGCGCAAATGTATCAGGATTTCTAGCAACATACAAAGCTCTATGATAACCATTAGTATCTTTTATACTACCATCTTCGTTTAGGAACTTCCCAACAAATGATTTTATATTACTTTGGTTTTTCATAACATCATCAACATTGTTTACTTGATATCTAAACTTTTTTTCTCCAACGTTAAAATCAAAACCTTTGAAATCAGAGAATAATTGTTTTGTTTTACCAACAAACTCTTGATGAAAGTTAGCTGCTTGTTGCTGCTCTTCGTTGTATCTATTGAAAAACTCCATAGCTTTTTTTTGTTCCTGAGTAACAGACGGCCTCAACTTGATTTCGTCATAGTATTTATTTTTGGTATCCTCCAAAAACCTACGAGCTTTCGCAACTTCTTCTTTATATGCTAGTTGTTTCTTTTTAATGGCACGTTCTTCTTCTTCATCTTCGTCCCATGAAAAATTATCTTCTAGTATAAAATTTATTTCTTCGCTGTTTAAATGTGGTTTAGTTGTTTTATAGTATTCTCTTAGTAAAACACTTTCATCAACATTTGAATAATCAGCATTAATTCTTACATAATCTTCTACAGTTCCACCTGTTTCTTCCATAAAGCTAATTAGCTTTTCTATATTTTCTGGAAGTTCTCTTTGTGGTGTAGTTTCAACAGGTGTTTCTGTTTTTACTTCAGTAGAAACTTTTGGTTCTTCTTCTTTAGTTTCTTCTTCAGTAACTTCCATTAAAGGACTGTTTATTTCTTCCTGTTGCTCATTTTGTTCTTGCACTGGCGTTTCATTGTCGCTGGACTCCCGTATTTCTTGTACCACTGTTTCGCTACTTCCACTGTCTTCGGGTTGTTCGACGCGAACATCGCTTTCATTTGTGCTTTGTTCTTGAACGGCATCTTCTTTCTTTTTGGTTAAATCTAGTTTTACTGTTTCAACCTCTTTAATTAATTTACGAGGTCTACCAGGTTTCTTCTTCTTTAATTTTAAGCCTTCAGTTTTTGGATTTACTTCGGGCTGTTCTTTTGCTTTTATTTCTTCAGCCATAATATAATATTATATAATTGTTTATTGTGGTGCAAATTGTTCTAATCCAAATCCACCTAATGAATCATTACCAGCAGACTCAAAGTTTATTGGTAATGAATCATTTTTTCTTTGATCAATCATTTGTGATTGTTGCGAACCCGATATACGAGTTCTTTTATCTTTTCTATCTTCAATTTCTTTTTCTCTAATAGCTTCTGCCTCTCCTTTAGCTTTAGTTAACTGCATGTTAAAATCAAACTCTATTTCCATTAGCTGTCTTTTTATTTCAGCTTCTCTTTCTAATTTAGTTATTTGAAGATTATTTTTAGCAGTTTCTATTTGTACTTGAGTGTCAGCTAAAGCTTGTTGCTTTTGCACTTCTGCAACTGCAGCAGCTTCACTAGCTTGTGCGTTAGCTTGTGCTTGAGCTTGTATATTAGCTTGTTGCGCTTGTTGATCTTGCTCTTGTTTCTTTTTACGTCTAAATTTTAAAACTTGATTAGCTAATTTTATATTATTTATTTGTCTAATGTCTATAGCATCTTCTAAATATATTTGACCCGATTGTAAAGCCACTTGTATATTTTGTTCAAGTTGAGCTTTTTCTTCTTCATCAGGTTTTAATTCTAAGAATATACCAAAATCAAATATATTTAACTCAAACAAATCTTCTAACGTTCCTACGTTATAGGAGCTTATAGCTGATTTAAGAGCTTCTCTAGTTAAATCAAATTCTAAAGTATCATTAACCCTAAGAGCTATGTTTTCACACGTTCTAAGAGTAAGATACATACTGGCTTGCACTAAATGTCTAGTTGCTGTATTACTGTTTGCTATAGCTAATTTCTGTAAACCAACTAACGAATCACTAGCTGGAGTACTACCATCTCTCGCTTCATTAAGTCCAGTTACATCTCTTATCATTTGTAAATAATATTGATAAGTAGATATAAGTGATTGTATTTTTGCTTGACCTGAGTTAGTAGATAATTCTTGTATTGGAACTTTACCTGGGTTACCACCACCATCCATAGTCTGAGATCTACCTATAATAGATCCAGTTTGAAAATACATGTTTAACGCTTCTTGTGGATTATAACTTGTGCCACTACCTAAGTCTATTTCAGCTAAACCATCTGCGTCTAAGTAAACACCATCAGGTACGATGCGTGACATAACCTGCTGGAGTTTTAAATGAGTTAATTGTATCATATCAGCAAAACCTGTTATTCTACTAACTAAACTTTCAATACGACCTTTATACATACGTGGAGCACATAGTGTATAGTTCATATTTACTTTTGATAAATTAGAAGTTGGTCTTGTCATGTTCTTAGCCATCTCCCATTTTAACATCATCTCATGACCCAGTATTTTAGCTCCACTATATAATACTTCTATTGATCTTGACACTCTATCAAAGTTGTCATTTTCAGGTGGATTAAATGTATCAGGTTTTTCTAATGCTTTTTCTAAACCAGTATTTGTTTGTTTTATTTTAAATACTTGATCACTATAAGTTTTGTATTCAAAATATAAAACATAAATACTATTGTTATCATTTCTAGCGTTCCAATCATAAACATAACTACTATTGTTAGGATATTTTTGTATACGCTCTAATTGCTCAGGTGTTAAGTCAGGAAATTCTTTTTTAAGTTCTGCTAAATCAATTCTTTTAACTTCACCTACATACCATATATCTTCAAAGTTTGGATCATCAGTGTATGAATAAACTATATTAGCTGGATCTACATAATCAATAGTAATACCTTCCGCTTTGTTCCAATTAGTTTTTACAGCACCTAAACCTAATACGCATAAATCATAATTAATTCTACGTCTAGTAAGTTCATACTTGTTAAAGTCTAATACATTGCTTATTAATTCTTCTTCAGCAATTTCAACAGACTGTTTATAATCTAACTGCATATGAACATCAAGTTCTTCTCTAGTTTGAGGCATTTCTTCTGGATTATTCATAGATAATTCCATACCTAAAACATCAGAAGCTTTCTGCATAAAGTCTTTTGTTTCAATCTCCATTAATATCTGTTCAGCATAATCAGTTCTTTGCTTAATAGACTCAGGATCTTGAGCAAAAGCTTTTATTTCGTATATCTTTTCAGACATACCATTAACAACAATATCAACAAATTTAGGAATTACAGGTATTGGTTTCCAGTCTAGATTTAAATAAGATAAATCACCATTGATAGATAATTCATCTTTATATTTTT